GTGTAGTGTAGTATGTGCGAGCCGATTGCGTCGTGATACGTGGTCGGCTCTTTTTTGGAAAAAAATAAACGAAAAAATATTGCAGATATAAAGAAATTCCGTATCTTTGTACCGAAAACGTTTAAAATCAATCTATTGGAGATTATGGATGGCAAAGAAACGAACGGCAACGGAGGTACACCACTGCGGAGAATGTCAGTACGCAGTGCCAGTCCTGCGTTTCCATACTCTATATATCAAGGGCGAGCCAACGATGGCGGAATGTCCTTACGTAAATGACCGTTGCGTGTTACTGTCAGAGATGGCGTGCGATAGGTTCACGCAGACGGGCGAAAAGGTACACGCCTTATAAAGTACCCACAAGCGGAAAGAAAACGCAGCAGGCGCAAAATCCGAGGAAAATAACGAAATGAGGTAAACGATATGCCAAAAGACAATATCACAGAGATAAGCAAGGGGACACGCTTTAAAAGCGGTGCCCAAGCGGTTGAGAACGGGCGCAAGGGCGGTATCATATCGCAGCAGGTGCAGCGAGAGAAACGCACCCTGCGACAAATGGTAGAGATATTCGGCACGATGGGCGTGTCGGACGAAGCCCGTGAGAAGATGGAGCAGATGGGCGTGCCCGAAGAATTGCAAAACCGTTTCATGCAGGGTGTCGTGGCGTTGTTCAATAAGGCTAACAAGGGTGACGTGTATGCCTTTAATGCTATCCGTGACATCATAGGCGAAAAGCCAGTGGACGAAACGAAACTGACTGGAGCACTCGACACCAGTATTCAGATAGGATTCGTGGAAACGGGCATCGAGCCAGTGAGTAGCGAAAGCGAGGTAGATGCAGGCTAAACGCATTTGCGTGCGTTTTAAGCCGCTTAAACGGTTAAAGCAATAAAGTACACACAAAAGAAAATATAACGCAACAGACGGGAAATTCGGATAAAATAACTATGATGGCATACAAAGTGATTGCCCCACTGTTTCGGGCGAATATAGATGAAGGTTACCGCACATACGTGAACCAAGGCGGCACGTCAAGCGGTAAGACATATACCATCATGCAGGTGTTATTCTTCCATGCGATGTCCGAGAATGGCGTAATCATTACAGTGTGCGGCCAAGACCTGCCGAACTTGAAAGTCGGTGCGCTGCGTGATGCAAAGACCATTATCAACGGCAATAGCTGGCTGCGGCAGTGCTTTGTAGTGAACGAGAGCGGATCGTTTATCAAATGCTTTAACGGCTCGGTCATCGAGTTTAAGAGTTACGAGAACGAGCAGGATGCCAAGAGCGGAAAACGTGATTACCTATTCGTGAACGAGGCGAACGGCATAACGTATCAGATATACTGGCAACTGGCTATCCGTACCCGTAAAAAGGTGTACATCGATTACAACCCGTCTGCAAGGTTTTGGGCGCATGATGAAGTGATAGGGCGTGACGGTGTTAAACTGATTATCAGCGACCATCGGGGCAATCCGTTTCTGTCTAAGGAGGAACACGACCGTATCGAGGGCATCAGCGACCCCGAGCTGTGGAAAGTGTACGCCCGTGGACTGACGGGGAAGATTACCGGCTTAGTGCTGACGAACTGGGACATCGTGGATGTGATGCCGAAAGCCAGTGAGCGGAAGATGACTATTTATGGTCTTGATTTTGGTTTTAGTTCAGACCCAACGGCACTCGAGGAGTTGGCACTGGCACACGGTGACCTTTACATCGATGAGAGGATATACACCACGGGGATGACTAACCCCGACATTGCGGAAGAGTGCAAGGCGCAGGGATTGGGGCGTCACGACCTGATAGTGGCGGACAGCGCAGAGCCCAAGAGTATCCAAGAGTTGCGCAACCTCGGTCTTTGGGTGGTAGGTGCGGGCAAGGGGAAAGACAGTGTCGTGGTGGGTTTGGATATACTGCGAAGATACCGCCTGCATGTGACAAGGCGCAGCAGGGGGATAATTGACAACCTAAAGGCGTACCAGTGGCGGAAAGACCGTGACGGAAAGAGTACGAACACTCCCGAGGACGGCAACGACCACGGCATAGACGCCATCCGCTACGCTGCACTGGCGAAGCTGGGAGCAAGGCGCACG